CGCAGGATCTGGTTCGGGAGGTTGTAAAGCTAACTCCATTTGAGCAACTTCCAACTGCTGCATTTGCACTGGATCTACCAGTTTACCGTCAGCAATCTCCTTATCCATCTGTTTCTGGATATCCTTAAACTCTTGGTCAGTCTGCTTGAGTATCTGACGACGCATATACTCTAACGAGAAGTATTTACCAGCGAAAGGATCCATCTGTGCGACGAGAGCCATACGCTCATTCATAATCTCTTGCTCTTTCAACTCACTAAAGTAGTTGTCAGCAACAAAATCGTATTGAATGTGCTCCTTATACTCTTCCCATTCATCAAGGCTGAGTACACCCTTGAGGACTAACTGAGTCTTAAGTAGGTCATTAAATAAATCGCCAAACTTTTTACGAAGTCTTACTACAAACTTCTGGAATTTTACCTCATCACGTGTGATTTCTGCACTACGTCCTACGTTGAATGCACTATCAGATTCTAAACGTGACTCTGGTACATTAAGAGAGCGATAAAGCTTCTTCTGGAAGTACTTAACATCTTCCAACTCTCCTAAATTCTGTCCACCTGGTAGTGTAGAGATTTCTGTGCCTCTTCCACCCTCACGTCTAGGAAGCCAGAAGTCCTCTAGCATAGACATGAATTTTTTATCGTCTCTAATCTCTCCAGTGTCAGCATTATATACTAACTTATTCCTATAACGAGACATAACCTCACGGAGGTACTGCTCTGCCTTCTGCTTAGGAAGATTTCCTACATCAATATAGAAAATTCTACGCTCTGGAGCACGAGATAGACGGTAAATTACCAGACTATCCTCAATCATGCGGAGTTGATTGAGTGCTTTAATACTCTTATGCATGTGTGATAACACATGGTTACGCTGCATATCTAATTGTCCTGAGTGGACAAAACATATAGCGTCAGGTGCAATTTTTATACCACGATTCTCAAATCCTTTCAGTCCTTTAGGAGCATATATGTAATACTCAACAGACTTTGGTACAAGTGTTGCTTCCTGTGGGTCAGTAGGTGACAACTTATCTTTAGGTTTGTCAAACTCAATGACCTTTTTAATCTTACGGGGGTCGATGTATCTCAATTCCGTAAGTCCTTCCTGAGGTTTCTCAGGATTAATCATCTTATGATAAAAAAGACGACCATCGATATACCATCTACGGAAGATATCGTATGCTCGTCTATCAAAATCGAGGAGTGAGAGTACGTTTTCAAACTCCTCACGTATTCTACCTTTTACTGCGTCACTAACTTGCAAGTTAGTTAATTCAATGTCAACTGGATGGTCGTCTAAATCCCCTGCAATTGCTTCATTTACAATATCGTTGATTGCCATATCACACTCAGGGTGGATAGACATCTCACGATAACGACCAACTAGGTCAACCTCACTTGCTTTGTTTGCTGCGTCTCCGAGGTCAACGTACTGACCAAAATAACCGCCAGCAACTATGGGTTGGGCAGCATCATCGGAGTCTTTATGCACGAAAGAGGGACCCTTACTAGGGATCCCTTTCTTTCGGTCAAGTGAATAACCAAATAATTGTGACATTCAATTGTCCTTTATTGTCAAGAAGTATTTATAGTGTATTATAACACTAATTCTGAGAACTGTCTACTAAGGAGTAGCGTCAGTAAGTTCTGCAAGATCCTTACTGAATGCAGTATTCTCAGATTTACCCCAAGTCCACCACTGTACCTGTAACTCAACGGTATACTCTTCTGGAGTATCGTTGCTATCCCAAGCAAGATCAATTGCTGAGATGTTAGAAGGCCAGATATCTTTCATTGAGTATATCCTAACTGGTTGAGAATCTCTACCAATTTGTACCACTTCAGCGTTACCACAATATTGAGAAATATTTGCAGCTTGCTGACGGTTTTGTTGCAATGCCTGAATCTTACTAGACCATTCTTCAAACTTAGCTCTGATACTAAATTCGTGGTCGTTAAGAACTGTAATAGTCCATGGCTCGTAAGTCCTATCTCCAGCAATCTTAAGTACTCTACCTCTGTAAGGTACTTCGATTACTCCAACAGTAGATGCTGGAATGTTTGCTGCCTTAATTAAATAAGATGCACTAAGTTGTGCAGCAGCTGGATTTAGATTATTACTACCTGCATCTGTCTCGTTCTTATTGGCTTGTGTTCCTGAGAGTCCACCAACTTGAGGTTTTCCAGATGTTTGACCACCAAGAATAGGAGGCCACTTCATCTCAACTTGGAACAGATTAGGACGTGCCAAGTCCCTAATACTATTCTTAAAATCGATGATGGTTGTATCTACAAAGTTGGGTTTTCCGCCCTGTGCAGAAGATTTTGTCATTTGATTACTCCTTGATAATTTATAGGGGATTTAACTTATGAAGTGATTTCAGTAAATGATGCACCAGTACGTGTTGCAGTAAAGGTAAGTGTAATGAAGTTGATGCTACGTGTTGGCTTCACGAAGATCTCTGCATAGAACTCACCACGGTCAATAGCTTCAGGTGGGTTGTTACTGCTGTCGCAAACAACCAAGAAGTCTACAATACCACGACGTGACTGGACTGAGCGTAGGTAAGGCTCAACGATGTTCTTAAACTGAGCACGAGTAAACTCATCATTCAATTCAAATAGTTGTGTCTTAGCAGCCTCGGCAATCGCTTCCTCAATAACAAGGAAGAGTCTGCGGACGTTGATTCTATCGAATGCAGAAACATGTCCTAGTCCTGTCTTATCACCGTAAAGGATGATTCCTTGTCCTGGGAATGCTACGATGGGGTTAACCCTTCCAGCATAAAGACGGTCTCTATGATCCTTCAGTGGTGAATAAGCAAGTTTGATTGCGTTGCGAAGTTGTCCTCTATTAAATCCAGCAGGTGAGAACCAAGGCTCTTGATTAAGAGTTGTACTCAAAACTAGACCTGCCATGTCAGCGTTACATGGAATGTAACGATAGACATCATTATACTTATCGTAAATATACTTGTAGTTGTTATCGAATACAACGTAAGAAGAACTATTCAACTTATCATAGTACTCAACAATCTTGTCCACGATGGTTGCAACCTTAGGTTGACCAACAACATCTGGACGGTAAGGTGAAACGAATGCCATACAATCCTTACGACTGTCAGCAATTCCGATGATATGTTGTGCCTTAGCAATCGTATCATCAAGACTATTCATACCTGGACCCATAAGAATGTAGTCTAGGTCTACAGTTTCAGCGTCATTGAATAGGTCATAAGCACCTAGAATATCTGGACGTGAAATTGTGTATCCGTCAACACCACCCTGTAGGGAGTAATGTAGAGATGCTTGATTGATTGTGCCAACTAGAGGAACCGAAAGTGGATTCAATCCAGATGGGTCATCAATATTATTAAGGGCCGAAGACTTCTTAATAAGGTCAAACTCTCTGTTAATACCTGAAAGTCCCCATGTGCCAGTAGCGTTAGGGTCTTTGTCATAAATCTCAGTAGTTTCGTGACTACCCCAGTAGATATACTGTGAGAAATTCTTAATTACATCCTTATAGTAGATGTTGTCACCTTGTGGTGAGCGAGCATCAGATGCTTTAGAAACATTAAGGTGCTTCTCTAGTAGTGAACCTGGAGTACCTGTTAGTTTTCCATCTCCATCAAGGATTAGGACGTGCATCAAGTCATTGTAACCACCACGATCTGCACACCATGCAGAAGTAGTAGGACGTGGAGCGATGTTAATCCATGACTGACCGTTTCCATACGCACGAGTATCGTAGTCTGACTCTACGTTAGAGATAGAAGGTACGTTAGCATCAGCATCAGTAACAGTCTGGTTTGCTTGGAAGTTTGGTGAACCTTGATTAAGTGCAACACGCAATTCACGTTGGACACTCTCAATAACACCAGAATCTCCAGTAGCAGATCCAGGAGTGTTAGAGTTGTTTGCCAACTCAGTTACAGTATCGCCAACTTCTAGTACGTCAGCAGATGCTGAGTCAACTGTAATCTCAACAGTGCGGTTAACTTCGTCATATGCAACGACTCTACCAGTAACACCACCACTAACAGCAGTGATGAAGTTGTCTTTCTCAAACTTACCGATTAGTGTCTCAGCATCTGCAAATTTAACCTTAACTGTGTATGAATATACACGACCATAGATGTTAGCAGCACTGTATGAAAGCTCAGCGTTGTTAATAAACCTCCATTCTGCGGAAGTTGGTTGTGCAAGATAAAGAATTTGGTCTGCACCACCGTCTGTAACTACAATACGGAGTGAATTACCGTGGACACCAGCTGTTTTAGCACCCCACTTCCAGTTGTTAGAAGCTTGCTCAACAGTTGACTCATAAACGTCAGAGTTCTTGATGACAGGAGCAGTAACACCAGTAGAAGTTGTCTCATTAATCTCTGTCTTAGCAGCAGTAACAGACTGAAGTGTTACAGCAGAAGAGTTAGAGTGAGAAGCAGCAGTAGATCCGAGTTGAGCACGAGTAACAGTCAGGTTATTACCTGCGATACCTGTAATTCTTAGATACTCATCGTCAATTCTGATGTATGAGTTTGTGCCCCCTGCAAGTGCAGCAGCAGAAGCAATAGTTAGTGTTGTATCACTATCACTGAATGTACCACCTTCGTTAATAGTAGAAGAAGTACCAGCAGCTTCAATCAATGTGATAGAAGCAGCTCCTGCGTGTGACACAGCAGCAGTTGATAGTTGACCTCTTTGGACAACAACGTCGTTACCAGCTACACTCTGGATAACCAACAATTCTGAATCGATTAGGAGAACGTCACTAACATCGAAGTCTGTAGAAGACTGTACTGTTAGAGTTGTATCAGATGCACTAAAAGTTGTCTCGACATACTGTGCAGTATCGATAGCATTTTTGAGTGATGCGTTATCAGCACGGACAACCTTTACAGTACCTCCGTAAAGTAAAAATTGTGCGGTTGAAAACCAATACTCATAATTATATTCTGTAGGTTGACCGAAGGTTGCGAGTAATTCCTTTTCACTCGTGACGGTCTGCACCTGCTCAACGGGTCCCTTCTCGAAAGAGCCAACTATGGCAGCAATGTTATCTACAGTGCTATTAATAACGTTGGTAAGATCTCTTTCTAGAACGACAACCCCTGGTGATAGTTGTGTGGATGCCATCTGTTAAATCTCCTGAGTTCGTGTCCAATTCGGATGCTGAAATTATTTATTGTTTTGTGTTATTACACTG